TTAATGTATCAAGCTAAGAACTTGATTAAAAGGTATGATGTGCCTGATGACATGGTTACTGACATTGTTTTATATGGAGTTGCCATTGCCTTTAAATTAACTGTGGAATTAGAAGTACAATTAACATCATCATATGATGGTTACTTCAATTCTTGGTTGTCATATTTTCAGTTACACCGTGATGTAACTAATTTTGTCCCTGCCAAATGGCATTGGTTGACTAAAATTTTGACCGGCACCATTGGTGCCGCCATTGGACTTTATGTTTTTCGTAAAGTCAGGAGCGCGTCAAAATATTTATTTCCATCATCATGGATAGAACCTATTTTAAGAAAATATTCGCTGCCTGGACCAAATTTACAGTTGGTTCCTTATTTTGCAGTGTCTTTAATCAATTTGGGGTTTGGACCATTAACGAAAATTTCGGGGTTCGGCGCATTGTTTGCTGTTGTGTGGTGGTATTTACACCGCCAACCACCTGAGCCGCCCGTGCATGTTAGTGATGTCCAAGCTGGGTTTGATCAATTTCGTGTGGACAAGATTGGTTTTGGCGGTGACGCCGAACAAGTCTTATATCACCCTGTTCAAACTTTTGATGGCACCGAATCAACTCGTGCCCCACAGCCTTTAGATGTCAATGCTAGTGTCGATTTTGTTCGTGATCGCATTAAATTTGGCACCACACCTCAAATTGAGAACATTGGTATTGGAAGTACAACCCATATCCCTATTTCATCACAACCAAATACGTATAATTCAGCTGTTGCTGTTGCCAATCGCGGCGCTTTGCCTGCGGAAGGCCTTGCTCCAGCTTTTCAATTATTTGAACAGAGGTATATGGCCAATTATTCATTCTTATTTCGTAAGCGTGTTAAATTGGCCCCTGTTAGTTTTGAGTCGTGGCGTGATCGGTTTCCTGAAAATCAGAGGAAACGTCTTAATCTCGCGCTTGAGGATATGAAGAAATACCCGCAATTACATCAAAAGTATTTACAAAGGAAAAGCTTTGTTAAACGTGAGAACATTTTAGCCAGTAATGAGGAAGCGCGCAATAAATTTGAAAGCCGCTTGATTACCGGAGCTACTGACCACTACAACGTTGTTGTGGGGCCATGGTTTCATGCCTTTTCCAAATACTTGACCGATATATGGAATGGTGTTGAAAGGAAAACACCATTTTATTATACCTCAGGCGCCACCGCTGAGGCAATTGGCCGATGGTATCAACGC